ATTCTTGCCTATGCCTGTTTTCCAGCTCATCGTCTTAGGCTCTTGGCATCCCTTACACTTAGGGATATCTCGCTCGGTCTGACCTCCGATAATATCTTTAACGATATTGACCGCCTCATCTACCGTCGCAGCTGGAGCAGCATCTCTGATAGTCCATGGATCATCTTCTTTAGCTACTGGGACGTACTCGGTAGCAGTTTGAGCCATCTTAGCCTTGGCATCCGCTATAGCAGATTGTGCTACATTCTTGGCAGCTACCTTGCTCATCTCTTCCCTGCTCGCTCGCTTCCCTTTGGTTGCATATCCAGCGTTAGCAAGTGCGCGACCGATAGCAGAAGTCTCACAGTTTTCGAGAGCACTCGTCGCATTGACTCCGCGCCCCTGTACTGTCTCTTCGGCGAGTCCAGTAGCCCAAGGCTGACTATCTTCATAGCTGCGGAAAATAGCAGCCTCGACAATAAACCTATTGGCAGATGACTCAAGTAGGCGAGTGAATACGCGCCCTTGCTTATTATCCGCCCAGAACTTGACCAGACGCTCTTCAACTGTCTCGTAATCTTCAAGATTAAAGAACCCCACGGTCGTTAATCTCCTTTAGCTTCCATCCAATAGATCGTAACTCTCGGATAATCTGCTCATTCTGATAGACCTGCACCTCTTGGAACGCATCGCGGGCTAGTGCAGCCTCTTTCAACGCTTCTAATTCATCCCACTTAAACATATAACTCATTCTCCTCTGTTCTTAGTGATCCTGATATAGCAAAGTATGCAGCTCCGTCGATGTAATTATCGACCTTTCCTGTTTCCATTGACCTTGCGACTTTGACCAGCGCCAGACACATCGCCACTTGGTAAGGCTCAATCGGCATTTCGAGGTATGCAGCCCAAAGGGATGCGGTTCTGGACATGTTATCCGTCGGGTGACCGTAGTCCATTCCACGATCTTGGATAATTGCTTTGGCTTCTGTAAGGTAGTCACTAGGATTCATCGGTTTTCCTTGAAGGCTTCGATGCGACCCTCGACCTTGCCATCGTCATGACCCAGCATGTAACCCAGAAACACCCCACTAAATAGTGTGAGGAAAATATAGAACCATGACATTATGCCACCGCCTTCTCAGCTAGTGACTTTGAGATGTGATAGGTAGCCTCATAGCCATCTGCACCCTTGACAGCGTTACCGTTCTCATCGCGGATAATCAATACCCATAGCTTGAGAGAGCGATCGTAGTAAATATCTTTAATCATCATGCCACCGCCTTTAGTACCGCTAGGGTGCGGATGGCTGAGTCGACTACGGAACGATTCTCTTTGTAATCTTCTCGGCTATTCTTGAAATCTGCGTAGCAGTCTGCATCGCTTAATAGATCCTGAAAGGCTGCCTCATCGAGGTCGACCATAATCCGAGTGCCTAGAACTCCTACAATCTTGCCTGACTGACCGCACTCACGGCTGAGGTGATCGCGATAGAATAATGCAGGTATTGTGACCCGCTTCACGTTGCTCATTTTTGCCCTTTTCTGTAGTTGGTATTTCCCCCTACATGAGCAACTTTACCTTAGTGGCGGCTGGTGTCTACTATATTTTGGTAACGGTTTGATAACGATTGTTGATGGATCCTCGTCCTCGAAGTAGGGGTTAGCGATTGCGGGGTCTGCCATAGACCTTGCCCTGAACCGTGAAAGTGCCATCCTTTTCGATATAGATTAAGTCGACTTGCACGTTCTTACCCTTGACGTACATGATGGCGAACGCCTGTTGCCAATTAGCCGTTCCCTTGGTGTATGAGGCTTGACGGAAGTCCATGAGGTTACCAACCTCAACCCCATGTAAAACACGCCCTAAACGGCCTCCAGAGGCCTCTGTGAAGCTGCTACGCCCTGCTCTGTGAGTATGTCCTGAGATGATGTTCTTACCGTGCCTACGGGCGGCTTCAAGGGCTGAGAGACCCCCTTGAGGTTTGATAGGGGTATGGTCTCCATGGACTGCAATCCAGTTAGGCGCAAGGGTGAGCGGGTTCTTATGGAAGGTGATGCCTAGTTCGTCAAACTTCATAAACTTCTCGAAGCGCAGCTCTGGCAAGGATAGGAAAGACGGGACTTTCTTCATGATGGTGTGGTAGAGACGATCCGTATGGTTGGAGCGGATGCAGTCGGTAACGCCTAAGTCCCAGAGAAGGTCGACGCATCTGTCGCGGTCATCGCTAAGGCTCTGCTCGTAGGCTAGAGGTGTGCCCTCGCTCCACTTGCTAATAGTCTGGAAGTCAATCTCGTCACCGATAGTGACTGTCTGGTCTGGCTTAAAAGTCTTTAAGAATCGTGCTACGTTCTGGACTACATGTACATCCTCAAAAGGTACTTGTAAGTCTGACAGGATTACGATCTTCTTCATTAGTCCTCGTCATCGTCCTCGTATGGCATCGGGTCGATTTGATTAGGGAGCTTAGGCAGTATCCAGTCTGGATACGCTTGAGGCTCTGTTATGATCGCAAGGCATAAATCTACCGCGAAACCTGCTCGGCGTAGGGCTTTATACATCTCGTTGATAGAGATAGCCCAAGCGTCTAAAGCGTTATAGGTGTCTAGGTCGATTGACTTCTTACGCGCCATAGCATTATTTTCCCTTGAGTAGTAGCTCCAACATGGCTTCGACACGCACTAGGCGGTCATTCATTGACGAGCCGGAATTAGGCTTTAGCTCCGCTAGGTAGTGCAATATCACGAATCGTAGAAGAGCAGCAGTTCCAGTCAGAACCGTCGCGCAGATGGCTACAATCGCAGCCCAGTCTTGAGGAGTCATCGCTTAGGTGTGGCATAACCGAATACGCCCGCGACAACTGCGCCGAGGATAGAGCGATAATCTAAAGCAAAGTTAGAGGTAGTTCCCCATACTGCAAGGAATGCGCCTACGCTCATAACGATAGGGTTCTTCATGTTCATAGTGTTCCTCCTAGTAACGGGATATTAAAGAAGCTGCCATCTTCATCGCCAGCCTTAGTGAAGCTGATATGGAGATGATGGTTGTGCGGGTTAGATCCTTTATAAGTTCTCCAACGCCAGCCCAAGCGAGGTGAAGCAATTCTCCCTGCGAATATAACGTAGGCAATACGACGGTCTCCCGCCTTGGCTGCGAGTCGAATCTGATTTGCAATATCGGGCATAAGGTCGGGCTTGGCTGTACCAGAAACATCTCTATCGACATCGAGGGCGCGTACAATTCCAGTAACTGAATCTGGTATATGGTCGCTAGTACCCTGTGCAACGTGACGTGCATCGGCAACCCAGCCATCGGAACGACGATCTCTATCTGGGAACGTGTCATCGAATTGCTCCCTTAGCTGTTGTCCAGCTTTACAGAGTATGGGCTTCATTAGAACATTCCCATCGCTTCTTATCATTAAGTGTCAATTCATCGTGTTCGCAAGGAATAGGCGCAATGAATGCATCGTCCACAGGGTCATAGGTGTAACCGACGCTAGCGTAGTTGTAACGTATTTTGCCGTTATAGCTAGTGCGGATACAAGTCTGCCCTCTGAATTGTGCGTACCATTCTTCGGGTGTAATACCGTCAATAAGTTCTGTTTCGTCTTTACCTGCGATGACCTCGGTAACGACATTAGAGTCATTTATGAATGCATAATGAGCCATTAGAAAGTCACCGTGCCTGTTCCCGCTGTAATAGTTGTAACTTTATTTCCACCTACTGTTGCAGTCGATGATGTAAGCCCGCCTGAAATTGTAGGAGTTAAAGCAGAAGAATAGGAAAGAATAACTACTCCTGAACCGCCGTTACCTCCGTTGCCTGAACCAAAGTTACCTGCAGAACCGCCACCGCCGCCAAGGTTAGTAGTTCCGGCTGTTCCGTTACCGCTAGTGACTCCACCGGCTCCACCGCCGCCAGAACCTCCAGCGCCAGCAGGTTGACCATCGACGCCACCGCCACCACCGCCACCGCCCGCGTAATATGTTGAAGATCCCGTTATTGAAGATGTTAAACCAATTCCACCCGCACCGCCAGCATTACCGCCTGTAGTAGTAGCACCAACCGCGCCGGCTCCACCGCCGCCGCCACCGCTTTGACCACCGAGACCACCAGCGTAGCCTTGACCAGAAACGCCAGTACCAGCACCGCCGGAACCGTCCATTCCTTCGCCACCGCCCGAACCGCCGTTACCGCCCGCTGACTGACCGCCATAGCCACCACCGCCACCACCGCCTGTGGAAGTAATGGAAGAGAAAGTTGAGTTAGTTCCGTTACCACCGGCTGCATAAGGTGAAGTACCAGGTGAACCTGTACCACCACCACCGATAGATACTGAATAAGCGACACCGTAGCTACAGGTTAAAGTTGAAGCCAAAAAGCCACCGGCTCCACCGCCGCCACCTGCAGTACCACCGCCACCACCGCCGGCTACTACTACATAAGAAACTTCAATAGAGGCAGGGTTAGGCAAACCGTAAATTGCTGCTACTGCGTTGGAAATCATTAGCCAATTGCTCCGACAACATACCAAGTGTTAGTAGCTACCTGAATGAGTGCCGCGCTCTTATATTGTGCAAGGGTTGGGGATGCTGCAACCGCACCAGCTGAAAGGACTGTTACGCCACCTGCACCTGAGATGGTTACCGCTCCCGCGCCCTTGTTAAGGACGGTGATGACCGTGCCAACTGGGAAGGCTACAGATGCGTTAGTAGGAATAGTAAGAGTAGAGGCTGACGCGTTAGATCGTGTTACGAGCACCTGATACTGGTCGGTAAGAACAGGGGTGTAGCTTGTGCCTGTCTGGTCATTGAGGGTAAAGGCTACTAGCCCGTTAGCAGCGGAAGCGGTGAGGATGTCACCTGTCGAGAAGGGAAAGCCTGTTGCCATTTGTATCTCCTAGTAGCCCATCATAGATACGCCAATTATACCGTAGGTTGAGCTTCCAACGATAAAGCCCTCCGCTATTGGTTCAAGAGTCGTAATAGTTGCGGTCATTTTGTTTGGTGTGATATCCCACGCGATGCCTTGACATTGGAGGGTCTTTACAATAGTCGAGCCGTCTGGCTGGACGTTAGTAATCTTGAGGTTATCGAAGTAGTCGAGTCCGATCATAGTTCCAGTAGGTACGGCTGTATCGAGTAGGTCTACCGTCATCTCGTCAATACGGATGGTTGTCTCTTTACGAGTAGCAACGTATTCCTTGGCGATGTTAGCCACGATAGCGTCTGTCTCTGCGACTAGGTTGTCCTGAGTAATACCATGTGGGAAATACTTATTCACCGAGTCAACATCTGTAACGCTTTGAGCCGCACCGCCGACACGGGTAAAGGTGGCTTGGTTGATAATGAGCTTATCGTCGAATGAGTATTTAAGGTTCTTATATGGGATGCCTGTAGTTTGATTAAACTCAATAGGATCAGCTGCAAGGCTAGACATAACCTCGGTGCGGTTCTTGAATACCGCTGTACCTGAGCCGTCCATATAGAACGCGCCAGTCTCAGAGAATTCAGCATTCTTAAGGGCTTCGAGGGATGTGCGAGAGGTAGCAGGGTCAGCGACGCAGGTATTGAGCCCTGTCGCTACGGTTCTCATGGATGAAGGGAATGAGACTTGGTCTAATATCTTGCCGATACGAGTTCCAGTATCTTGCCCAGCTGTTGCCCCTGTAACTGTGGCGATGTTAGCCATCTGGAAGAGACGGAAACCATCGGCGCAAACTAGGTCGACGTAGCCTGTTTCCTGACCTTGAGGGTAAGTATATTTATAGTCGGTGACATAGCCGGAGAATAGGAAGTGTTGATCTGCACCAGTAGTGGCAGAGATACGCACCTTACGCAGAGGGCTGAGATAGCCAAAATACGGTGAGGATACATTCTGGGGCGAAAAGTATGAGAGAGGGTCTAAGACTCGTACAGTAGCCGACCCTGCCTCGTACTGGTCTTTCTGGATAGAGCGACCGCGACGGATAGCAATCTGGTACACGTTAGGGGTTAGGTCAACTGTAGGCAGAACCACGTCGGACTCACCAAGGCGGGAGACCCCGAGTACGCCGTACTTAGCATCGCCGATAACGAAACCTGTACCGAATGTAGCGCCCGAGCTAAAGTCAAACGAGACGGCTATCTGCGCGGGTAATGCCATTAGCCGAACATCCCAGCGATACGTCCGATATCGGAGCGCTTACCTGCTAGAGCGTTATAGTTCAAGCCGTTCTGGACTGCATCGACTAGATCCTGCTCGGAGAGAACTGAGCCATTAACTGTGATGTAGACATCTCCGGCAGAGGTAGAACCTGCTCCACCTGTGACCGCACCTGATACAAGGCTAGATACTGTAGGGGTTAGGGTCGTAAATGATTCACCGCGAGCCATTGAGCCGTTACCACCGATAGAAGCTGCAAACTTAGCCTTAGTGATAATCTCATCGAGGAACTTAGACCAAGCCTCGAAAGGGTTCTTAGCGTCTGGCAAGGTAGTTAGATCCTTAGCGAGCTTGCCCGTAGCGTCAATTGACTTAGCAAGTTGAGCAGATAGTTTAGTCGCTAGTTCATCGTTGCCAGTAAGTAGAGCGAGCTGTAGATTGAGGCGTAGCTTCTCTTCCTCGCTAATCTTGCCCTGCAAGGCTGCGACGAGTCCAATCTTTTCAAGGTCAAAGAGAGCCGATTGCTTCTTGGCTGCCGCTTGCTTCTTTATCTCGGCTGTATTCTTCTTGGTGTTCTTGACAATTTCCTTATCGGTCTTTAGCTTCTCACGATTAAGGCGAGCATTGTTCTGATCTGTCATGAACATCTGGACGCTAGGGTTCTGTAAAGTCTTATTACGCTGTACGTTGCCATAGGCTGCAACATCCTTGACTACCTTGAGAGCGTCACCTACTGGCCCGAATAGAGCGACCTTACCTAAGATGCCTGATAGCCATGAAGGGACGGCTGCGTTGAGGTTCTTCATCTGTCCAACGAGAGAACCGAAACCATAAATAGCATCGGCGGTAAAGTCTGCGAGGGACTGCATAGATGCTGCTAAGTCCTCGACGCTAGTATCTCCTGCGATGAGCATAAGCGAATCGACTAGACCCTTGCCGATAGTCTCTTGAGCTTCACCCGCTGCGACCTTAAGGACTTCCATCTGTCCGGCGTAGGTTTTTAGGTAAGCCGCGTTAGATCCCTTGAACTGGTCATTAAGTTTCTTTTGGACTGTAGCAAAGTCCATAGTTTTTAGTTCTGCCTGAGTTAAGCCAAGGTTATACTTTTTGAGTCCCTTAGTATTTCCTACATACGCAGCGCTCAAATCGCTGACAACGGTGGAAAGTTCGATACCGCTACCGCGGGAGATTTCTATCGCCTGAGTTAGGAGCTCTTGAGACTTGAAATAGTTGCCAGTCTGGGTAATAAGTTTCTGCATGGCAGGACGTAGAACCTCGTCTGCAACCCCTGCAGTCTGGGAAAGCTGAGAGACAAAGGTTTCCATCTGAGGCGCAGCAAAAGCGATTCCGAGGTTCTTTAAAGTGTTAGCAAGTAGAGCCGCGCTTTTCTCATCCTCCGCGAATGCCTTGACGGATGCCTTACCGAATGCGATGATTTTGTCAGCTGCGAACGCACCCGCTATAGCAGCACCAAGTTTCTTAGCGGTTTTCTCTAAACCGTTAATGCCCTTATCGGCTTTTTTCAATCCTGAGTTATCGAGGACGGTGGCAATTCTTACTGCTAAATCTGTACTCGCCATTAGCGACCCCTCACGTTAATCTGGGATTTACCCTTAGTGATAACTAGAACTTTATCGACTGACTTCTCAATAGCTTTAAGAACCTGAGCATTAACCTTGCCCTGATCCTCGCCCCACGCTCTAAAGATAAGGCGTCCATTCATCTTACGACTTACGCGACCGCCTTGACCCTCGCGTCGCTGGACTTTATAAAGAGGTGGAAGAGCGTCGATAAATTGCTTACCCGCTTTAGGGTTAGCAGATTTATTAACCTTGCTCGATGTATCTACATAAGAGCTGTACTTACCCTTAGTTGATGCCTGAGATGGTTGACCGTTAGGACTCTTACGCCCTGCAGTCTCATAGATAGCACCCGCTGCGCTCTTATTGTAGATAGTAGCGAGTGATCTAAACCCTCTTTTATTAGCCTTTGATGGAGCAGCCGAAAAAGTAATACCGCGCTTAATATCTCCAGCGTCGTAAGTACGATTAGCCCATACACCGCGGGAGATGCCCCAGCCTGAGAGAGGAGCTTCACTTGGAACGAAACCCTTGGCTCTGTTGGTAATGACGCGCAAAAGTCCAGATATTTCTTTCTGGCTTTCCTTCGCTATTTCTGGAGCCAATTTCTTTAACGCTTTACGAAGTTCGAGGGCGCCTGTTACCTCTGCTGGCATTCTCTCGCTCCTTCGCTAGGTCATTCAATACTTGGATGTGAGCCTTGAAAGCCATAGGGCTAAGGTTCACTACAGACTCGAACGTAACTCCGTACTCATACGACAGACGAGCCGCGGTATAAGTAACGGAGTTACGGTCTAGCCTAAAGGGTCAGATTCTAAGACCTCGACCCCTTTAATTGTCTCAAGAAAAGCCTCGCCGAATGGCTTGACGGTTTCCCCTGAGCGACGGATAGCCTCCCAGCACAACCAGTAGACATCGCTTTGCTTCTGATCTTCTAGTAGTGCCTTGTGGAAACCTTTCTTAGCATATTGCTCAAAGCTGTATTCAATTAGCGGAGTTATTTCAAACTCTGTTACTGAATTGTCAGCCCTTGTTACTTTGAGTTTTGCCATGTCTTGCCCCTTTGTTGTTTAGATTATGATGTTGTTACTGCGATTGTACCTGAGACGTTCCAAGTAACTGACTGAGTAGAAAGGTCTCCGACTGCGCCGTTAATGTCTGTTGTGTTGTTAACGAGTGCTGTCATTGTGTAAAGCGGGTTAGTAGCTGAAGTAGCTGCTGAAGTCTGCTTAACTGTAACTGTTACGTTTGTGCCCCATGCAGCTTGAAGAGTCTGAAGGACGTTTGATGTCGCTGTGTCGTTGAGGAAGTCGATAGTGATAGATGAAGCCTCAAGTCCCTTAACGAACTTGTGACCTGAGTCACCCATCGCAGTAACTTCGAGCTCGTCAAATGAGCGATTTAGGCTAACAGATGTTACATGGTTTGAGAGGTCTACCGAGTTTACAGTAAGAACTACTCCATTGTTTAAGAATACTGCCACGGCTTATTCCTCGTCTTTCTTTGTAGTTGGTTTTGGTGCTGGTGCTGCTGGTGGAAGCTGACCGATCTTGATTAGGAAATCGGCTTGTTCCTTTGTCCAATCGTCCATTCGATTAGCTCCATTCCGTTAGGGTACTTACTGCAATATCGCAAGTAAGTAAATCGCCAGAGGGGACTGAGATAACGCTAGGTGCGCTAACTGAGCCCACATTGAACACGATAGAGGACGCGTCCAATAGTTGAAATACTCGCACTACGTCTGCCTCGATTCCTGCCAAGTTGCCTTGGTTATCGAGAAGAGGTACGAGGATAGATATCTTAAAATTAGCCATAGGCGAGATAGATGTGCGGTCATTATTATTGGGCTCGATGTAAGGATCCGCAGGTGTGAGGATGAGGCTGTTAGGGATAGGGCTCGCAGGTGGGAAGCTGAATACCTGATAAAGAGAGTTATCTACTAGAGCATCGGCAATAGAAGAACGTAGAGTAGTTATCGCTGTCATCAGCCGACCATACTTCTCGGGTCGAGATAGGGCGAAATGAGCCCTCTAATTCTGCTGATGAGTTGAGATGACATTGCATAGAATGAGCCCATAGAACCATCGGGAGCCATACCGTTACCTGAGTTAGCTTGACGTGACTGCCAGATAGATTCAGCAATCATAAGAGCCGCGAGCTGGATGCTAGGGACTGCGCTAGGGTCTAGGTAAGTATCTGCCGATACTGTTCCGTATGGAAGAGTAGGGTGATAAGGCTTCTCATTGCCATTAGAGACTGTGTAGGTAATTGAATACTCACCAACCTCGGTAATGGTCTTTGTGCCATTAAGACGTGATCCATTGCCCGAGACAACTACAGACTGACCTACGTAGTAAGTACTGCGCACATCCTCATCGAAATAAAGTGTGCCTGTTGTCGCTGTAGTTGAGTGCCCGATATTAAAGTTAGCGTTCTGCCATATGAAAGGGAGTAGCACATTATCCGCAGCGTCACAGACCTCTTGCAAGGTTGCATCTGCATAGAGTGAACCGACGCCAAGTGCAGCCTTTAACTCAGCTACTGTACATAAGCTCATTCTCTATCCTTTCATAAGAGCTGGGAGCGAGAAGGGCACTCGCCCCCAGCCGTTCTAATGGTTCGCTAGATTAAGCGAGGTTGAAGCGACGGATACCCGCGCCCGCTGCCTTAGCATGGATAGCCAAGTAGCCGTACATGTTGATTTCAATCTCGCCAGATGTAAGAACATTGAGGCGGAGGTTTGTAACAGGTGACTCCCAGACATAGACGCTGTTAGGCGCTACGAGGAATGCAGACTCGTCTACGATTCCTGATACTGAGATGTTATGGTCGACCACGAGGTCAGCACCGAGAACGCGTCCAACTGTTGAGTTGATTGAAGCGTTACCCTGAGCGTTCATTGGCTGCTCAGCGTTGAAGAGTGCGCGTCCTGTTGTGTCAGCGTATCCGAGGATAGCCGCCCACTGATCTGTAGATGCGACGAGCTTGTTAGCGTAATCGCCACCTGTTGCCTTGTAAGCTGCTGGAGCTTGTGTAGAGACGAATGACTGGAGACCAGCCGCTGTCGCTGCTACGCCTGTTGCCGCTGTACCTGCAGATGTGAAGTATGCGAGGAGAGCTGCGTCTGTAGCCTTCTCGTATCCCTTACGCATTTCGTCGAGCAAAAGTGTCTCGAATGCAGGATTTGAGAAGTCGAGAAGCTCGAATGAGACGCGGTTAAGTGTTGAGTACTTAGTCGCTGTTACTGTGTCGTATGAAGATGTCATGCCTGTCTCAGATGGAGCAGCGCCTTCAGATGTTGCAGCAGTTGTAGGAGCTGTACCCATCTTAGGGATTGTGAATGACAACTGTGGGACAACGCCAGCGCGTGTTACTGCGTCGAATGCTGGACGTCCTGAGAATGTTGTAGTGTCGAACATGTTGAGGTGTGCAGGGAGTGTAAGACCTGTGTTGGTAGATGTTGAGTCGTCTGCAGCAAGAACTACACGACGAGCTTCTTCATCTCCACGCGCTGCCTTAAGCTGCGCTCCGAGGTACTGAGCAGATGTAATTGGAGCGGTGCGCTCCTTGACGTAATGTGATGCTGCAACTGTTGGGCGAGCCGCTTCTACTGCCGCTGCTTCAACTGCTGGAGCTTCTACAGTTGTGAAATCTTCCACGACTGGCTCGCTTTCTTCTAGTTGGGGTTCTTCGACGAGAGGAGATTCCTCAGCGCGAATTTCTGTAATTGCTGCTGATTTAAATGCAGCTTCCGTTACTAGGCTAACCTCTTTGAGAGAAGCCGCTGTAACTACTGTGTTGCCGTTACGAGATGGCTTTGAAGCGATGATCTCCGCTCCAATACTCAGACCTGTAACCAATCCTTCTTGCGCCATGACGAGGGCGTCATTTCCGCCGGTGCTGCGACTTAAACGGAAGGTAGCGTAAATTCCATCTGACTTAGTTTCTGCAGAGACCATTCTCCCCACAGGTTTTTTCATGTCATGCTGCGATAGGAGACGAATCTTTGAAGGGTCAGCGATCTCGATAGAACCAGCCTCGAATACAACGCCACCGAGGTTAGTGTTACCTACTTCACCTGTTCCCATTGGGACAATCTTGCCGGAGATTTCGCGACGCTCTTCCGAGCACTCAATAGACGCGGCTTCGATATATAGTGTTTCCATTAGCTTATTCCTTCACTTCCATTAGGAGTTAAGTCTGTCATCTCCATAGCCTGTTCAACTGTAATAAGTTGGAGGGATAGGAGCTTCTCAATTACCTGTAGTTCTACGAGTGGATCGTTCTTGAGGAATGAGTCATAGACTGCAAAGCGTACGGAATGTCCCGTAGTCGAGATGTCATCCATGGAGAGGCGATTCTGTACCGCTTGAATGTAAGGCTCGATGGATAGCGCGTAAAATTGCTTTCGCTCGTCCTGCACGTTCGCGTATGTCATTGTGGTGTTCTGATCTGCTGAAAGGTAATATGCAGGGACGTTACAGACGCGAGCAATCTGAGTTGATAGGTTCTGAATAGCCTCGTTATACATCATGTCCTTAGGACTGAATGCTACTGGCTGGTATGAGAGAGTAGACGTTAAGTAAGCTGTAGAGTTATTTTGGCGGGCGCGCTTCCATGCTGCGAGAAGTCCAGAAACCTCAGCGGCTGGAAGGTCTGCGCCTGTGTTCTGGAGGAATCCGGCGGGCTGAGGATTAGCAGAGTTTAAAGCTGCTGCGCGTTCTACGTCGATAGCGCTTTGAATAGTGCGAGAGCCGCGTTCGAGGATACCTTCATCGAATCCTTGAATAGTTACGATGTCTGCCATGTTAATTGGTGTGGCATCGACGTAATATTGCTGGATCATAATGCCTTCTACGTCTGTGGTAAACGTTACGCGGTTATTAGCAATCCACTCGAAAGAGGCAGGACGTCCATCCTCTGCGTAGCGCTCTTCGACGAGAAGATAAGCCACTCCGAACATCATAAGCGAGTCAATAATCCACGTCATAGTGACGAAAGATGGCTGAGTCTTTGAGAGCTGAGAAATCCAACGAGGTGGGGCGATGACTTCGCCTGTTTTCTTATTGTAATATTCTAGCGGGATAGACGCGACTGTTCCGCAGATAAGGTTGCGCGCACGAGCTACAGATGGGACACTCATCGCCTCTTTACGAGTGATGCGTGGCATAATCGCAGAGTTAAGAGAGAATATATTCTCGCCCATGACCTGCGGCGCGTATTGCGCTTCAACGATTGCCGGCTTACGCGAGAAGATACCCATAGGGGTTAATTATACACTACTCTGTATAAATTCCTGCGCTTTGTTGGGGTTTTAGAAGTGTCGTAACGACCATCGCTGTACCGATAGCAGCTGAGATATCTCCGGCACTCTTTCGCTTGATAATACGCCAAGAGGAGTCATTAGTTTTAGCCGCGCAGTTATTCATATTCTGCACCCAGACCTCTGACCCGTTATGGACTAGGCGCTTGTTATCTAGTGCGTCCTTTAAATCCGTACACGCTTGGTAGAACTGAGCGCCAGTAATCGACTCCATGACTTGCCCTGCATTCTTGAGACGGTCTGCAATGGACTGCGTAGCGTAGGAGTCATAGCCGATGGAACGAGGGCGGTACTGGTCTGCCCAGCCCTTAATATCTGCCGCTATCTTTAACTCGTCTACCGAGACTTGGCTCTCCCATGTTTGAGCAACGCCAATTCCAATTCGACCATCTGGGAGAATCTGCCCAATAACCAAAGACGCGTTGCGACGAGATGGACTGACATCAAAGGCGAAAACCGTGTAAGCCCCGACTGACAAGACCAGCTCAGAGTCAGAGCATTCTTCCAGACTGCCATGAGTCCACGGAGAGCTGAGAGAATCAATCCATTGGCAAAGGGTTTCAGTTCTGGTGTTTTCAATAGGGCTAGTTGCAATAGCTTCTTCAATTGCGCTCTCCGTGATCGTGTAGCCAAGGCTTGGGTTCGCTTGAGCCCATCCGTTGCGGTCTGTTATCTTGCAATATTGGGGAGCTGAATACTCGTAAAATCCAAAGGACTTAGGAGGGTTTTCTAAAGCTCGTTCTCTGAGTTGGTTAAGGACGGTACTGAAAGCGTCTCCAGCATTACTTGTAAGGAGTGTTTGAGCGTTCGGACGCGCTCGGGTAGTTGGGATAGCTGCACGGTATCCTTCGTCGTGAACCTCTCTAAGTTCGTCGATATATAGAAAGTCCGCTGTTCTTCCGCGAGAGCCATCTCTAGTGGCTGCAACAACGTCAAGGCGTGTTCCATCGAGCATCTCAATGCTTTCAGTTCCG